GCGGCGCGGGTGTTCCTGACGAGGTGGGCCGATCCCATTCCACGCTGGCGCAGTCTGATCATCCTTGGCAGCTTGGGCCGCTGGTCCGTGATGAGGCGCTGGTAATGCCGGAACAGCCGACCGATCGAAGCCAGTGGAACCTGCGGGCTGATGGCACCGTGAAGGGGAATGGCTTTCTTGGGATTCTTCCGAGACCGGACGGCTTAGTGTCCAGTGAGTTGAGCGTGGGCACGACGGATTTAACCGGCAAAGAGATGGATATTCCCACGCTGGTGCCGACACTCACCAGGGATGAGGTTCAATACCTGCTGAATACGCCGCCTGCGACCCGACTTCCTGCGAGTATTTTCCGTAAGGCGATTGATTTTGCCCGGCAACGGATGAAAGCTGGGCTGCCGGTCTTTGCTCAAGACGGCGAGCAGCAATTTCATGTTTATCCAGATATTCCACGCGTGGATGTGCCGACCTCAGGCTTCACTGACGCGACCATCAAGCCTATGGCGAGTCACTGATGGCGAAGCGCCGTCCTCCCAAGGGCAACAAATACAGCGAACGCGTCACCAACGCGGATGACAAAGACTTCATTGAACTGGCCCGGAAGCGGTTTCAACAGGCCGAAGAGGCGGATGAACAGCAACGGGAGCGGGAGTTAGCGGACCTCCAGTTCTATGCCGGCGAGCAGTGGGATCCCAACGTCCGGTCAGCCCGCGAAGGTCAATCCAGCAACCAGAACAGCAACAACAGCGGCACCGGCTCTGCGCCGGCCGTCCCGCCCCGCCCCACCTACACCATCAATAAGGTGCGGGAGCCGGTGCGTCAGGTGCTCAATCAGGAGCGGCAGGCCGACCTTGGGGTGGAGATTGCGGCGGCGGATGACTTCGGTTCAGGGTCTCCTGGGATCAGTCCCGAAGAGATTGAGCTGCGCGAAGGCTTGGTGAGACGTATCCAGCGGGAGTCTCAGGCGGCCGATGCGCGGTCCTGGGCCTTTCAGCGGGCGGTCATTGCGGGGCGGGGCTTCTATCGGGTGATGACGCGCTACATTCCCGGCCGGTCAAATGACCAGGAACTGTATGTCGATCGCATCTTCAATCAGGCCAGTGTCAGCATGGACCCGGCCCATGAGCAACCCGATGGCTCTGATGCGGAGTGGGGCTTTATCGGCACGGATCTGCCGTGGGACCGCTATCAGGCGGAATATGGGCAAGTCGGGGATAAGCCGAATCCCCTGCGAGCCGCCAGTGAGTCCGAATGGCGGGCCTTGGGCGATGAACTGCCCGGCTGGTTCACGTCTGATGGTGATACGCGCTCCGTGCGCATCGTGGAGTATTGGTATACCGAACGGGTGCCGCGGACACTGGTCACGCTCGAGGATGGGCGCGTCTTCTACGAGGACGATGCCGAGTATGCCGAAGGCGGGGCGCCGTTAGGCGTCGATGACAACGGCGATGACCTGAAGCGGCAGGTGATCGAGAAGCGCATCAAGTGGGCGAAGCTGGACGGCGTGCAAGTGCTTGAGGAGACCGACTGGCCCGGCAAATACATTCCCATCATCAAGGTGCTGGGCGAAGAGTTACAGCCCTTCGATAGCGAGCGGCGGTCTGAAGGCATGGTGCGGCCGGCCCGGGATGCCCAAAAGGGCTTCAACGTGATGGTCAGCAAGTGGGTGGAGCAGATTGGCCTCGCCCCGATTCCGCCGTGGATGGGACCGGCCGGGTTTGACGAAGGCTTTGAGAACGAGTATCTGCTGTCGGCCACGCGGACCATTCCCGCCTTGCACTTCAACCCGTATGATGTGAACGGCAACCCGATTGCCCCGCCGCAGCGGACAAGCATCACGACGGAGATTCAGGCCATTGCCGGCTCGGTGCAACTCTTTGACCAAGCCATCAAAAGCACGACGGCGATCCCCGATCCGACATTGGGGAACATCGACCCCAGCCTCAAAAGCGGGAAGGCGATCCGCCAAGTGCTGGACCAAGCAACCCGTGGCACCTCCCACTACCTGGACAATCTGTCGCGGTCGATTCGTTACGAGGGATTGATTCTCAACGACTTGCTCTATCCCATCTACAACCGCAAGGGCCGGACGGTGCGGACGATGAATCCGCGAGGGGAGACGCAAGCGAGCATCCTGCACAGCCCGTTCGTGAGGCACCCGGAGAGTCAGCAGCCGATGCCGATGCCGCAGGGTATGCCAGGGCAGCCGCCGATGATGCCGCCGGGCGTGCCGCCGGATGCGAAGCCTGAGATGGTGACGCTGACGCCTGATGCCACGTTCAACGTGACGGTGAAGGTCACGAAGTCCTACGATACGCGCCGGGAAGAGCAGGAAACCACGCTGTCTACCCTCATCAATGCCGAACCGCAACTGATGGGGGTGTTTGGGGACTTGCTGTTCAAATACAACGATGGGCCGGGGCATGATGAACTCGAGGAACGCGCCAAGGCGATGCTGGCGCCGCCGGTGCAGGCCATCCTCAAGGGTGGGTCTGCGACCGATCCGCAACTCCAACAGGCGCAGCAACAGATCCAGCAATTGACGCAGATGATTCAGGGCAAGGTGGCAGAGAAGCAGGCCGAAGCCCAAGCGCAAGGCCAGATTGACCTCCAGAAGCAGCAACTGAAGGGTCAGCAGGAGAAGGAACTGGCGCAGCTCGAGCAGCAGGGCAAGGAGCGGCTGGCGTGGATCAATCAGGTGGCGCAGATTGCGATTGCCGGCGCCAAGATTGATGCGGAGCAGGCGCGGACGTTTGTGGATGCGGCGGAGAAGGGGTCTGCGAAGGCGCTCGACCTCCACATGCAGCATCTGGCGCACGTCCAAGATACGCAGCAGAGCACGCAGGACCATCTGGAAGCCTTGCAGCAGGCGGCGCTGGAGCATAGTCAGGCACTGGAACAAGGGCAGCAAGGCCATCAGCAGGCGCTGGAGCAGGGCGCCGTAGGGCATCAGCAAGGGCTAGAGGCGAACGCGCAGCAAGCGGCGTTACAGCCGGCGCCGGCTGAAGGGGTGCAATGACGAAGCAGTTTTGTGACCACTGCGGCGCAGAGGGTGAAATTGTGCGTATCGAGTTGACCCTCATTTATCCGTCGCCTTATGCTCCGGCTACAACACAGCGTGAGTGGTGTAATGAATGCACGGGCCTGTTAAAAGCCCTTGTGCTGGCCGCTCCTGCTCCTGATGCGATGCGGCATGTGAGCGTGAAGGATTGAGCCTGCTTATGCCAGAGACCGACCAGATCGAAGACTCCGGCTCCCTCGCGGACCACGAAGCCCAATTCCAGCCGAAGCCGGGCCAGGAACGCGTCTCACTGCCAGCTGTCAGCGAACCAGAGGCGAAGCCACAGCCGGCTGTGAGTGACCACTCTGAAGAGGCTGATGAGGCATTAGCGGCGACGATTGACCCGTCGCTGTCCCTCCCGAAGCCCAAAGAGAAGCATCGCGCCGAGAAGGATAAGGCCCGGCCGCAGGATGTGCCACGGATCAAGGAACTGACGCGCCAACTGAAAGAGGCGCAGGAGAAGCTGGCTGCAGCCACAAAGGCGCCTGCTGCCCAGCCGGACGCCATGCCGGTCGTGGCACCCCCCGCGCCGGTGCGGGCTGCGGCCAGCCCTGTTGGGGAGAAGTTTACGTATCCGACGTATGACCAAGCCGTCGCGCAGAATCCGAATCTGACCTGGGATGACTGGAGCGATGCGAAGAGCGAGGCCCGGATTGATTGGCGGGAAGCGCGGGCGCGACAGACCTATGAACAGACCGCTCGGGAGCAGCAGGAAACGCAGACCCGTCAAGGCCAGTTGCAGCAGTTCTGGCAGCGTCGGGACGCGTATCTCCAGCAGTATCCTGACCGGGCTCCAGCGCTTCAGGCGGCGTTTGCGAACATGCCGGCGACACCGATCATGGAGCACTTGCTAAAAACTTCTGAGAACGGCCCCGATATTCTGTATACTCTGCAGCAACGTCCAGACCTGGTTGCGGGTTTGGTGCTCGTCACTGACGGGAAGCCTGTCACTGACGGTTACGTGGGACTCGCCACGCAATGGCTTCAAGCACAGCTCGTGACCGGGAATACCGCAGCGGTCCCTGCTGAAAAGACCCGACAGCCTCCTAGGCCGCCCACTGCGGTGCGGACGGGGCCACTGAAGACCGGACAAGAACCACCGGGCGATGGGGCTTCTCTCGCCGATCACGAAGCCTTCTATAACGCGCGGCGGCGCTAGACGGTCTTCCCCCTGAAGGGGGTTGGCCTTGAATACGTTTATCAGTCCGACATGGGTCACGAAAGATGTGGCCGTCAACTTCAAGAACTCGCTGAAGTTCCTCGCGCAGTTTGATCGCACGTGGGACTCGAGCTGGGAGAACAAGCCGCAGGGCGCCCAGATCGGCTACACGACACAGGTCCGCATCCAGCAACGCTGGCAGGTCTCGGAAGGTCAGGCGCTCGTGCAACAGCCGATCTTCAACCAGACCGTCCCGCTGACCATCAACCATCAGTTCCAGATCGGCATGGGCTGGTCCTCGGCGGATGATGCCCTCTTGGTCGAAGAGGTGCAGACCCGCTACACGAAGCCAGCAGGACGCGCCCAAGCATCCAACTGGGATGCGGTCGCCGGCCGCGAGGTTTACAAGTCGGTCTACTTCAGCAAGGGCACCCCAGGCACGGCCCTGACGAGCAATCAGTCATGGACGGATGCGGTGGCGCTGCTCGATAACGTGGCGGTCCCCGATGACGACCTCTGTGCCGTCATTGACCCGCTGACGCGCAGCAACCTCCTGAACGCCAACTTCGCGCTGTTCCAGCCCAAGAACGATTACTTCAAGACGGGCCAGTTCGCGGACGAGGCGCTCGGGATTTCGGCGTGGTATACGGACCCGCTGATGCCGACGCACACCACGGGCACGTTCACCACGGCGACCCCGATTACCACGGCAGGAGCGCAAACGGGTTCCAGCCTCACGGTGTCGGGCATGGGCACCTACGCCCTGAAGGCGGGCGACGTGTTCAAGTTCGCCAGTGGGACGGCCGTCAATGCGGTCAACCCCGTGGCCTACACGGATACGGGCATTGCCCAGCAGTTCGTGCTGACGGCAGATGTGGCGGGCACCACGACGGCGACCCTGAGCATCTCCCCGCCCATCATCACCTCGGGGCCGCTGCAGACCGTGACGGCCTCGGCCGATAACGGCGCGGCGCTGCTCTTCCAGGGGGCGACGGGCATTGCCTCGGCCACGATGGCCGCGACGGCATCACGTCAGTCGTTTGTGTTCAATCAGGCGGCGTTCGCCTTCGTGATGGCGGATCTGCCGGAACGCCTGCCCGGTGCGATGGCGAAGCGGGTCAACAGCGCGGAAGAGAAGCTGTCGATGCGCTGGGTCGAGCAATACAACATCCAGACGGACCAGTTGCCCAGCAGAGTTGACACTATCGGCGGTGTCGGCGTGATTCTGCCTTACTTTGCCGTCCGGATGTGGAGCTAACCCATGGCATTCACCACCACCACGCTCTCCGCAGCCATGGCCGAAACGGACCTCGCGATCAAGGTCACGGCGGCCACGGGCTTCGTCGCGAAGCAATACGTCAAGATTGACGATGAGTTCATGCAGATCGTCAATTCCTACAACGGCACGGACACGACCATCCCGGTCCTGCGGGCGCAGAACGGCACCACGCGGACCGCGCACGCCATCAAGGCCAATGTGGTCACGGATGCGGTCAGTTCCGTGGCGGCGTCTGATTGGACTGGGCCAAACGCCTCCGTCGTCGTGCCGTATGCGCTCTCGGCGCGTCGGCGCAAAGTGACCTCCTACGGCGCAGCCGGGGCAATTACCCTGCCGGCCGGTGGAGAGGATGTGCTGGCGATCATCAATGGCACGGTGGCCTTTGCGATGACGCTGGCGAATCCGACGACGGACATGGACGGCTGCATGCTGACCATTGCCAGTAACGGCAAGGCCGCGCACACCGTGACCTATTCGGCGGGTCTCGGCAACGCGGGCGCCGGTTACACGGTGGCGACGTTCACCACGGGCGCCCAGCAAGTGCTGGCGCTAATGGCGCTCAACGGCATCTGGTGTCAGGCACAGTCGCAGTTCTCGGGCACCCTGACGGCCATCCTGATCGCGTTAGCGTAGGCTCGTCGGCGCGGGGCTAGTCGCGTAGAAGCGGCGGCCTCGCGCCTTTCTCTGAAGGAGCGACATGGCAGAACAAGTTCTGACGAAGGCTCGTCCGACCGCGCATCGCAGTGCTATCGGTGGGATTCGCTATTCGCCCGCCTCGCAGCACTCGGAAGAGCTCGCGAAGTGGGAGACCAAGCCCTTAGCGGATGGCTCCGTGACGCAGGAGATGATTGACGCGGCGCGGTATGCCGGGGTGCACCACGGCGCGTTTGAGCATCAGGAATACCCCAAGGCGATGCTGCTCTACGGGCAGACGCCCAACGGGATCCAGCAGATC